CGGCGCGCGACTTGCCTATGCCAATAACATGGAGGCTGTGCGCACCATCCGCGCTGATCGGCGCGTCGAGGGGGTGGATCCGGGCGTCACGCGCGCCACCGGCCAGATCACCGTCCGCTTCGAGAACACCACGCTGCTGACGCAGGCGCAGGACGGCTCCGCCGCGAGCTTCGACCTGGCCTACACGATCAACGCCAACCGCAGCCTCACCTTCACGCTGCACGAGGTCTATCTCGCGCTCGCCAAGACGCCGATCGAGGGCCCGGCCGGCGTGGAGGCCACCTTCGATTTCCGCGCGGCCTTCAATGCCACGGCGACGCGGATGATGACCGCGGTGCCGCGGAATGATCAGGCGGCGGCGGTATATGCGTGAGGACTATTCGGTGCGCCGCACGGCCGTGACCCGGCGCTTCTGCCGCCACCCCGCAAAGGCAGCTCGGATCTGCGCCATCACGCGGTCAGGCAGTGGGCCGTAGGTGAATGTCCCCGGCCCGCCCTCGGTCGGCCGAAGGTCCGGTCCGGGCCAGACGAAGTGGTTGTATTCGGTCACCACGACCCAGCACGGCTCGCGCTGCAACCCGAGGCGGGCCCGGGTTTCGGCGGGGATCGTGACGGCCGCGCCAGGTTCCTCTGGCGGAGTGGATGTGATCGGCAGCACGACGACCTCGTCCTGGCCGCCCTCCTTGCGGATCAGGGCCACCACCGCAGACGGACGGTCCTTCGACCCTTCCTCGCGTCCCGCCGCGTGCTCATGGCTCCACAAATAGGCGTAGCGGATCACGTCGCCGACCGCCGGCAGCGCCGGCGTGTCAGACCTCATGATCGAAGCGCTTGTTCTCCTCTGGCGGCCGCGCCGCGAGGATGGCGTCCACGATCTCCTGCGGCGCGTCCTCGGTCCGGAACACCTGCCGGTCGCGCCGCTTGAGGCGCTCATATTCCTCGATCGAGATCAGCACCGTGCGCGGACGGCCGTTGCGGGTGATCGCGACGGGCTGGGTCAGCGCCTTGTCCTGGTAGAGGCCGAAATTCCGCTGGGCCTCGGCAGCGCCCACCTTGAGCATCGGCTCGGGCATCGGTCGCGCTCCTTGAACTGCACAACCTACATAACCCATGAAGGGGCGAATTTCCATGCTCACCCTCGACCTCCCCGTCGAGCCGTACTGGCTCGACCTGCCGCGCGGCGTCCGCGTGGAGATCCGCCCCGTCACCACCGCCGTCATGGCGGCAGCCCAGGCCGCCGCGCAGCGGCGCCTCGCCACACTGCGCGAGGCGGACACAGAGATGGACCCGGACCTCGCCCGTGGCCTCGCTTTCGCCCTCCTGGTCAAGGCGCTGGCCCGCCACGCCGTCACCGCCTGGGAGGGCGTCGGCGACGCCTCCGGCAAGCCGCTGCCGCTCTCGCCCGAGGCGGTGGAGCGGCTGATGGACCTCGACGAGATGGCCGGCGCCTTCTGGGAGCGCGCCCTGCTGCCCATCCGGACCGTGGCCGCGGAGGGAAACGGCTGAGGCTCCGCGCCGCCTGGCACTTCGGCGCGGGGCCGGACTACTGCCGCGGCTGTGCCGCCCTGGGGCGCGACTGTGGCCAGGCTTGTCCCTACGCCGCCCATGCTCCCGCCAGCGCCGAGGGGGCCGCCCTGTGGGCCGCGGGGACCGCCTGCGTGCGCGCGGACATGGCAGGCGTGGACCTGGACATGGCCGGCGCGGTCGCGCTCGCCCGCGAGATGGGCGTGTCGGGCTGGGCCGCGGCGGTGCTGCTCGCCGACTTCCGCGCCGGGCTGAGCGCCGGCCTGGCCAGCCGCAACGCCCCCGCAGACACCGGAGGCTTGCCCCATGGCGGATAGCACGCGGCGCGTCTCCGTCCGGCTGTCGCTTGACGACGCGGCCTCGGTCAAATCCGGGCTGCGCGAGGTCGGCGAGACCGGCCAGCGCGAAATGCAGCGCATCGCGCGCAGCGCCGAAATGGCATCGCGTTCGCTCGCCCTGCTCGGCCCCGTCCTGGCCGGCCTTTCCATCGGCGGCATCGCCTCCATGGTGCGCGGCGCGGTGGACGCGGTGGGCGGGCTCGGCGAGCTGGCCGACGCCGCGGGCGTCTCCACCGACGCCCTGCAGGCCTTCGGCTATGCCGCGACGCAGGTGGGGCTTTCCAACGAGGAGCTGCAGCGCAGCCTCCAGGCGCTGACGCGGCGCATCAGCGATGCGGCCATCGGCGAGCAGGCCGCGCAGCAGGCCTTCACCCGCCTCGGCGTCTCGTTCCGTGACACGGCCGGTAACGCTCGTGCCACCGAGGCCGTCATGGCCGAGCTCGCCGAGCGCATCGCTGGCCTCGCCGACCCTGCCGAGCGCACCGCCGCGGCCACGGCGGTCTTCGGCGACCGGCTCGGCCAGCGCATGATCCCCTTCCTGCTGCAAGGGCGGGACGGGCTTGAGCGCCTCACCGCCGAGGCACTGCGCTTTGGCGCGATCGCCGACGCCGATCTTATCGCCAAGGCCGACGAAGCCTCCGACAAGATCGCCGCCTTGGAGCGCGCCTTCTCGTCGCTGGCCCGCAACCTCATCGCGCAGGTCGCCCCTGCGCTGACCAGGGTGGCGGACGCCATCAACCGGGTGGTGACAGGAGCGACCATCGCCGAGCGTCGCGCCTCGCTGGAGCAGAACCGCGACGCGCTTCAGCGACGCCTGAACGAACTCGAAGCCGAGCAGGCTGGTCAGCCGGCTGTCTCCTCCCAGCCCCGCCGCGGCACCATCCAGCGCGGGGCGGTGGGCGTGGCGCGAGAGCAGGCGGGCGTCACACGCGCCGGCCTCATCTCCGAAATCCGCCAACAGCTTGACGAGGTGCAGCGCGAAATCGCCGCCCTTGAAGCCGAGGCCCGCGCCGCCGAGGAACGCGCGCGTCAGATCCTCAACCCCGCCAGCCGCTCCGGGGGCGGCAACGAGGCCGCGCTCCGCCGCCAACGCGCCGTCGAGGACATTCAGCGTCTGCAAGAGAGCCTCGACGCCCGACTGCGGATCGAGCGCGAGTTCCAGGTTCGTCTCAGCCGCATCCGCGAAGCAGAGGCGTCCGGCGCGATCGACACCGCCGAGGCGCAGCGCCTGGTAACCGCGGCCACGCGCGAACGCGACGAAGCCTTGCAGCGGCTCACTGGCACGCAGCGCCGCGCGGCCAATGCCACGCGCGACAACCGCGACGCCGAGCGCGAGCTGAACGAGGTGCTGCGCGAACGCGAGCGCCTCATCCAGCAGAACGAGACTGCCTACGAGCGCTATCAGCGTCGGCTTGAAAACCTCGGACTGCTAATTGAGCGCGCCGAGCGTGTCGGTCGGCCCATCCCCGACGAGACCATCCAGCGCGAAGCTACCTCCGCGCTGGAAGAACTGGAACGCGCCGAGCGGCGCATCGAGGAAGGCGCTGACCGTGCGCGCGATGCAGCACGCGAGCTGGGCCTGACCTTCTCCTCCGCCTTCGAGGACGCGATCATCCGCGGCAAGAAGTTCTCCGATGTGCTGAAGGGCATCGGGCAGGACATCGCGCGCATTATCGCCCGGCGCACCATCACCGAGCCGCTGGGCAATGCGTTGTCCTCTGCGCTGTCGGGCTTCTCCTTCGCCAGCATCGGCTCCTGGCTGGGCGGACTGTTCCGCGCCGAAGGCGGCCCGGTCACGGCCGGGCAACCCTACATCGTCGGCGAGCGCGGGCCGGAATGGTTCGTCCCCCGCCAGTCGGGGACGGTGCTGCCGAACGGCATGAGCCCCGGCGGCACCACGATCAACACCAGCGTCGCAATCGACGCGCGCGGCGCGGATGCCGGCGTCGAGGCACGGCTGCGCGTGCTGGCCGGGCAGATCGCCCGCCAGGCTTCGGCCATGACGCTGGACGCCATCCGCCGCGGCGGCGCAGCCTATGAGACGGTGCGCGGATGACCGAATACACGTGGCCTGCCGAGCTGCGTCCTTCGCGCCAGGTCTTCTACCTGCAGCCCAACACGCTGCGCTTCGTCTCGCCCGTGACGCGCCAGACACAGGTCCTGCGGCGCGAGGGCGCGCGCTGGGTGGCGGAGATGACCTTCGACCCGCTCAACTGGAAGCGGGCCGGCGTGCTGGAAGGGCTGCTCGCCGCGCTCGCAGGCTCGGTCAACACGGTCCGCCTGCGCGATTTCCGGCGCGAGTATCGGACCGGCGATCCCCGCAGCCAAGGCGACGTGCCGAACGGGCCCTATTCCTTCGACGATGCCACGATTTTCACCGACAACTCTGGGATGACCGTGGGATCGGGAAACCCCTCCCTGGCAGCCGGGGCGCCGAAGGGCGCGCTTTCGATCCAGACGCAGGGCTGGTGGCCGAACGCCGTGGCGGTGGGCGCGGGGGACTACATCGGCATCGCCGGCCGGCTCTACATGGCCACCGAGCGCGTCATGGCGTCGGGCGGCGGCACGGCCACCATCCCCATCGCCCCGCCGCTGCGCGCAGCAGCGCCGATCAACCAGGCGCTGGTGCTGACCAATGCGACGGTCGCCATGCGCCTCGTCTCCGACGACGAAAGCTCCAACCCCACCCGGCCGGGACGCTTCACCGCCATCACCTGCCGCTTCGAGGAGGCGCTCTGATGACGACGCAGGGCGATCCCGCCGCTCGCGCCACGCCGCGGCTCTCGCTGCAAGCCGCCGCCGCCGCCACGGCCCCGGTGGTCGCGCCGGTCATCCTCTGCGACCTCGACTTCTCCTCCGGCGCTTTCCGCGTCTGGACGGGGCTCGGCAATCTGAACTGGGCGGGGCGGACCTTCACCGGCATCGGCAACCTCGGCGCCATGTCGGAGGTGGAGGAGACGCTCGAACTGCGCGCCGTGCGGCTGACGCTCAGCCTTTCGCCCGTGCCGCAGGAGGTGATCGACATTGCCCTCGCCGAGCAGAGCTTCCGCCTGCGGAAGGCGCATCTGTGGTTCGCCATGCTGGATGCGGAGGGCGCCTTCGTCGCCGACCCGTTTCCGCTCTGGGCGGGGCTGATGGACACGATGGAGGTGGTGGACGGTCCCGAGCCGCGCATCGTGCTGACCTGCGAGAGCCGTCTCGTCGACCTCGAGCGCGCCGAGGTGCGGCGCTACACCGATCCCGATCAGCAGGCGGAGTACCCGGGCGATCGCTTCTTCGAATACGTCCCCGCGCTGCAGGACGCCGAGATCAAGCTGCCCGCGCAGTAGATGCGGCACCCGGACTGGATCGCCCGGCTGGCAGCCCTGCTGCGGGAAGCGGAGGCGCGTGCCTTCCATCCGCGCGAGTGGAACTGCGCGCGCTTCGCGCTGGCCGCCGTCGAGGCAGTGACGGGCACGCGGCCCCGCGTGCGCGTGTGCGCATCGCTGCTCGCCTCGGCCGACAGCGCCGGCTTCCCGCGCCTTCCGCCGCTCCTGGCCGGCATGGGCGATTTGGCCTTCGCGCCCGACCCCGACCGGCTCGGCGTGGTGCTCGACGCCGGCCGCGTCGCCTTCGTCGGGCCGCGCGGCCTGCTGCGCGCGCCCATCACCCTCTGCACGCAGGCATGGAGCATCGGCTGACATGGCGGCAGCGGTTCCGATCATCGCCGTGGTCGCCGGCGCGGTCGGCTCGGCCGCCGTCGGCGGCGGCATCATCGGCGCTCTGGTCGGCGCGGGGGCGGCGATCGGCGTCTCGCTCATCGGCAACGCGATCTTCCCACAGAAGAAGCCGCGCGTGGCCTCCTTCTCCAGCGGGGCGGGCGCCGCCACCACCGCTCAAGAAGCCCAGCAGCGGACGCAATCTTTCCGCCAGCCGATCACCGCCCATCAGATCGTGCTCGGCCGCGCCAAGGTCTCGGGGCCGATCGTCTTCCTGCACAGCAGCCCCGACGACGAAGGCCGCGCCGATGGCTACTTCTACCTGGTGGTCGTGCTCGCCGGCCACCGCGTCCGTTCGATCGGGGAGGTCTTTCTCGGGGACAAGTCGGAGAACGACTCTGTCTTCACGAACCTCGTCCGGGTCGACCGCCATCTCGGTGATCCGAACCAGACGGCGGATGCGAACCTGATCGCCGAGACGAGCGGGAAGTGGACCTCGAACCATCGCGGGCGCGGGCGCGCCTATGTGGCGCTGCGCCTCAAGCTCCGGCCCGAAGCCTTCCCCTCCGGCCCGCCCAATGTCGCCGCCATCGTCGAGGGGGCGGACACCATCCTCGATCCGCGCACGGACACGGTGGGCTGGACGGACAACCCCGCCCTCTGCCTGGCCTGGTATCTGACCGCTTCCTTCGGCTGGAAGGCGTCCTGGGACGACATCGACATCCCGTCCCTCATCGCCGCGGCCAACGTCTGCGACGAGATCGTGGGGCGGCGGGACGGCACCTCGGAGCGCCGCTACACCGTCAACGGCACGCTCTCGCTGTCCGAAGGCAAGATCGAGATCACCCGCAAGATCGTGGACAGCATGGCCGGCGTGCTGGTGGTCTCAGGCGGAAAGTTCTTCATCCACGCCGGCGCGCCCGCGCTGCCGGCGGCGACCATCACCTCCGACGATCTGCGCGGGACGGTGACCGTGCAGGGCTCGCGCCCCCGCCGCGATCTCTTCAACGGCGTGCGCGCGGTCTATGTCGACCCGGACAAGAACTGGCAGCCGACCGACGCACCGCCGCTGCTGGCCTCGAACTACGTCGCCGAGGATGGCGGCGAGGTGATCTATCGCGACCTCGACTTCCCGCTCGTCACTTCGCCCTCGACCGTGCAGCGGCTGATGAAGATCGAGCTCGAGCGCAACCGCCGCCAGCGCAGCGTGACAGCACAGATGAACCTCTCCGCGCTTCGGGTGCGGCCCTGGGATCTTGTCACCGTCTCCTTCGACCGGATGGCGTCCTTTCCGGCGCGCGTGGTGGGATGGCGCCTGGCGCCGGAAGGCGGAGTGGACCTGACGCTGGTCGAGGAGGACACCGCCGTGTGGGACTGGAACCCCGCCACCGACGAGCGCGCCACCGGCGACAGCCCATCCGTCGTTCTGCCGCAACCAGGCGTGATCGGGCCCCCGGCGACGATCACCGTGCAGACGCCCCAGACGGTCTCCTTCTCGACGCTCTCCTTCGCCTGGGCCGCGGTCAACTCGGCCTACCTCGCAGGCTATGAGGTGGAGTTCCGACCGCTCTCCGTCACGGTCTGGCAGGGCTTCGCGGGCGGGCTTACCGCGCTGTCCGCGACCATCCCGGTGACCGAACCCACCGCCGTCCGTGTGCGGGCCAAGGCGCGAAGCGGCGCCGCTTCTGGTTGGCGCGAAGCACTGGTGCCAGCAGCGCCGTCAGGGCTGACCGCGACCGGCGTCACAGGCGGCATCCAGGTCTCGGGCACCGTGCCGAACAGCGCGGACCATCTTCAGGTCTTCGAGGCCACGACCAATGACGTGACGACGGCCACGAAGCTGCCCGACGAGCCGACCGCGCTGCCCTGGACGCGCACCGGCCTCAACACCGGCCAGACGCGCTGGCTCTGGCTGCGCAGCGTCTCGTCCGAGGGGAATGTCTCCGCCCTCGCCGGCCCCGTCACCGCCACCGCCCTCTGATCCGGAGGCGATATGCCCGCCCGCATCGACGACATCCTGGTCCTCAACACCGCCGTCTCCAAGACCGGCCTCGCCAAGTATCTCCGCGACCGCGAGGCGGTGCTCCCCTCCGACTTCGGCGGCCTCGGCGACGGCGTCGCCAATGACACGACCGCCATCCAGGAGGCATTCGACCGCGCAGGCACGGACCAGAAGTTCGCGGTCATCCCGCCCGGCACATGGAACGTCTCCGGCACCGTCACCCTGCCGGGGGGCGCGCGCGGGCTGATCATGCAGGGGACCATCCGCTACACCGGCACGGCACCCATCTCGGTGCTGGTGCTCGGCGACGGCGGCACGGTCCGCAACGGCGAGAAGCTCTACATCGGATTGAACGTCATCCGCCAGACGATCTCCGACTGGTCCTCCGAGGCGGACATCGGCATCACCGTGCGCAACGTGGATGCCTCGACGATCGAGCTGCGGCGGGTGGAAGGCTTCACGATCGGCATGCGCACCCTCGGCGACGAGCGCGGTGTGGAGGACAGCACTTTCTTCCTGGGCCGCATCGTCAACAACAAGATCGGACTCGACATCTGGTGCGCCAACGCCACCGCTTGGAACACCTCCAACCGCTACTACGGTGGGCACTTCGCCTGCGCCACCGGGGTCAACGAAAGCCAGGACCGTTTCGGGGTCCGGCTCGGCAACGCGCCCGGCGCCTACACCAACCACAACCGGCACGTCTTCGACGCACCGAACTTCGAGCTCCGCCAGGCCGGCGGCAACCTCGCCATCCCTTTCCTGAACCAGACCAACGGCAGCGCCATCCACGCCCGCGCCATGCGCATGGAGGCCTGCTCGCCGATCGCCGCCCGCCACACGGGCAGCGCGCAGGACTGCGAATACGACGTCGCCTGGACCAACACCTACCTGGTCACCATCGACTACACGGCGACCGCGAACCGCTGCGGCAATGCCGTCATCAATCGCCACCGCGCCCCCGCGTCGCGTTTCCAGCGCCTCCTGGCCGGCGCGCCGAACGTCCGCGCCGCCGCCTTCCGCCAGTCGGCCACCGAGATCGGCGTGGAGGGGCTGACGACGATCTCCACCTCGACCACCACCGCGACCTTCATCGCCGACTTCTGCTTCAACGGACTGTCCGGCCTCACGCCGACCGATCGGGCGATCACGCTCGATGCGAATCGCGGCCTCGGATGGGTCGTCGAAACCTCGCAGGTCAAGGAGTTCGCCCTGGCGCACTGGCTGGCCGGCGGAGCCGCAGGCGGGCGGCTCTTCGTGCGGGTCTTCGACGGCGCGGGGAACGTGCGAC